GCCTGTGACCTGTGGCCTGTGGCCTCGGCTTGCGGACTATGGTGCGTGCTTGTGGGCGGGACCCACCCTTATTTTTTATTCCCACCATTACTACGCACAGTAGTAATGGTAGTATTTACATTTTGGGCAGAATACTTTATTTGTTCCGTCAGGTTCCATCTCATCATTTTCATTACCTTTGCTTGCGACCCGTTCAGCCCAATTTTTAGACTTGTGGCCACAATCTAGGCATTCATTTATTTCACCCTTGTTGCCGAGCATTATTTCCCATCTCATATTTTCCTCCTCTCATCTTGCTTGAGGGCTGGAGGAATACGTCCAGCCCTCTTGTTCCTTGTTAGGAATTTTTCACACTTGCGGACGTAGGCCTTAGACAGCAGCCTGCGGTCGTAAATGAAATAGTTTAATAGATTGTTATGCTTAGATCTAATGCTTGCCATAACTAATATTCTTAATTTTTGGGTTCCAACATTTTCTACAATCTAAACATTGGCCGCCCTGCTTAGGTGCGGGACAGCTAGCATTTTTTGTAACTACTGTTGAAGTGTTCGGCCAACTTTTAACACCGCCTTGATTGATCATACTTGATGATAATCTAACAACCAAATTGCTAGGCTTGTCCTTCAGGTATGGTTTTATCCAGGCTTCTTTAGTCGGCATCCAATGGCGTTTAGTCGGCGTCTGTCTACATACTTCAAAAATTTTTTGAAGGTGTTCCAGGTCCTGGACATCACCCGAATCGTGCCAACGGAAAACATCCGATTTTTTAGAGTTGATTAAAGTTACCATTGCAAAAACCCATAACTTTTTCTTCAGGGCCTTGAGCCTTCTATACTGAGCATCTTGAACAACCTTGAAAACATAGCAGCCTTTTAACGCGTAGCAGGTACTGCAAACTGAGTTAGGTATTAATCGCAACTTGCTGCCCGTGTTACACTCAGCAGCAGGAATTCCAATTGACCATCCTGGCATCTTGCCAGGTTTACTTAAGCCTCCAACTATTTGCCAGGCTTCTTTAGTATTCATATCTTTCATAGTATTCCTTTGTTTAATAAAATTAATATAGGATATTATTGCATAAGATGCAAGGCCAGCAGCTCAAAATAAATAAAATTTTTTTCTTGACATATCCTACAATATCCTTTACACTTGGACGGCGGCTGGGGATGGTGGTATATATTACAGAGGAGAGCGTGTGGGCGGGACCCACCCTGTGAGCTTGTAGCCTGTGGTTAGTGCTTGTGGGCGGGACCCACCCTAAAAAATAAAAACTTAAAAAAAAGACTTAGTGGGTGTTGTCCTGGTGCCACCGATTCCCAGGTCTTTATGCTGGTGTTCAACCCCACTCCATGTCCGAGCGCATTGCTCGATCGTTATGCCGATCCCAGGTCTATTAACCCTGTTCCGCCGTTAGCTAGTATCGGTAACCTGCGAGAGTATTAACTAGCACTTCAAGTCGCAGTTTAGGTCACGACGGTCAATAGACCAGGGATCAGCAGTAGGCGTATATGTTTGCTTATTTATACGCTACTAGTTATTTACTAACTACTGATCCAACCAGCTGGCGCTCATTGCGTCTTCCAACTGATCCGTGAACCCTCTTCGTTACTTTGGTATCCGAGGGTTCGCGGATCAGCAGGGGCGATTGCTCGCCCCTAACTTAATTTTTATCCAAACAAAATTTGTCTAGATCTTCTCACCGAAGCGCGCTTCAGTATTAGTTCTACTGCATTAAGATCATCAAAGTTGATGTATGGAAAACCAAAACCATCTCTTCTCTGTCTCATCGCAACTAAACCCAAAGCCGTAAGTCCTTTATTCATCTCGTGAATCTTTTCCTTACGGTCTAGACCTTTTGCTTTTTTTGCTAGAACTTTTATTATTTTTCTAACTTTGTTCATAATCCCACTATATAGGTTATTATAGGATAGTCAAGGACAATATTGTCGCACCTACGATGTTTCACGTGAAACATAGAGAAGAGCATGTGGGCGGGGCCCACCCATATAAAAAAAATAAAAATAAATGTTTTTTAGGGGTTGACTATATCCTATAATAACCTATAAGAATATTTATAACTTAACAATGAAAGGAATACAGTTATGCAACCATTAAGAAAAGACCACGTTGACCATTACAAAGACTTTGTAAGAGATGAGTTTAGTCTTGCGTCAAATAGAGTAGAGCGTGAAATATCACAACAGGCTCAAGATAAAGTTGAGGAAGTTGGAGATAAATTCGCTCAAGTAATAAATAAAAACTTGCCTAGTCTAATTAAAGACATGCAAAAAAAAGAAAAAGCGTTGATTGATTTCCAACAGAAAAAACATTCTGTTGAAAATGATTTACGTTATCAAGCGCAAAAAATCGCGGATCAGATCACCGAGATTTTTAACAATACAATCAAACGTAATAAATGGGATATGAGCAGAATAAATATTGATATCCATGATGATAAAGACGCTGTTGATTACATAACAAAGAAAATTAAAAAGGCTTGTTATGAAGAGGCAGAAGTCCACGCTAGAGCAAAACATAAATTATATCATGCACTAGAGAATAAAAAGAAAAAGTGTTTGAATATACTTTATACAGGCAGTCATATTCAACCAACATTGGTTGAGTTGCAAAAAGAAATGGCAACAGCTAACATACAATTAGATTTACCTAATTCACTGTTAGCTTTACCGAGTAAATAATTATGGAATTATTTTTTATAATTGGGTTGCTTGCAATCGTTGGTTTTGGTCTATGGTCAATGCGTGAAACTAATAAATTTGTCGATGAGCAAAATAGACAAATCCGATTACAGCGAGCCTTTGACCGAGTTGATAAAATAGTTAAGCAAAAACAAATGGAGTTTAAATTTGATAAATAAATAACCAAACGTGGCGCGAGATTAACACACTCGCGCCACACTAGAAAATTATAGAGAAGAGCATGTGGGCGGGACCCACCCTAAAAAAAGAAAAAAATAAATTTAATGGCTTGACACAATATAGGATATTATGCGATACTCTTTTATAAACGAAAGGAATACAATGTATAAAGTAATAAGATGGCAGACAGACGGAACGGAAGAAGTTTGGACTGCTCCAAAAAAACCAACGCTTGAAGAATTATACAAGTTGATTGGATGTTCAACGATTGAGAGACAATCTGGTTATGATAAAGATATATCAAAAAGAACGTTTGACATGTGGATGGATGAAGAGTCTAAAATGAAAGCACCAAAGTTTATTAAAAAAAATGTTCGTGCTACTAACGCTTGGTTTAGATGGATAGAGAGAACTAATCGTATGTGTATCCCAGGAGATTTTATTGCAGGTAATACTGTAATATATAAAAAAGCATAGTTAAAAAAGTGACGGGTAGAAATACCCGTCACACTAGAAAATAGATAAGAGCATGTGGGCGGGGCCCACCCTAAAAAAAGAAAAAAGGCAACACTACATCTTGTGCCAAAGTTATCCACAGGCACTAAAGTGCCAAATTAATTAAATTAATAGTGGACATTATAGGATGGCTGTGCATAATGGATTTATTAACTTAACGAAAGGAATACGATGCCACTAGAAGTTCACTACACTAGCCACAAAGCGTGGAACCCTAACACTAAGTCTATTGATCCGACGATCAGAAAAGAGGCTGACGAGATTGGTCACTTTTTAATGACAATCGGAATTTCAGAAATTTCTGAAAAAACAATCGATGAGGTTGTTATCCGAAAATTAATCTTGGATCAATTCTATCCATCAAGTGCGGAGTACAATAAATTGCCAGGAGATTGGCATAAAATTTTCTCAAAGCACATGGGTTTAAATATTCAGGGCAGATGGGCGAGCAACGAAACTCGTTGGAAGTTCACAGCGCGTCATGCAAAAGGTATGATGTTGGATATTGCTCGTAAAGTGGAAGACTCTATCCACCCAAGTGGAGACTGCTCATAGACTTCGTTAAGGAAGAATGGCCATGCAGTTTTTGCATGGCCTATCCTACATTATCCTATGCAGAAACTGCATAGCTCATTTAGAGAAGAGCATGTGGGCGGGACCCACCCTTAAAGGGGACCCTAAAGGAACTATATCGGAATTCGAACTTTTCATGTTTACGCGAATACCCCTTAAAATTATAGGGGTCCCAGACCTACCCTATATAGTTTGATTTGCATTGTTAATGGTGTATAATACTTTACCACCCATATTTAAATGTATGCTAACTGTTGAAGATATTAATAAAATAGAGGACCCTATTGAGCGAAGGAAGCTCAAGATACAGATTATACAACGACATCAAAGAAAAGAACTTAAGCAAGTTAAGACTAATTTTTTATCTTTTGTAAAAAAAATGTGGCCAGATTTTATAGAGGGGTCCCATCATCAAACCATAGCAGATAAATTTAATAGATTGGCTTCTGGAGAATTGACCCGTCTAATTATAAACATGCCGCCTAGGCATACTAAATCTGAATTTGCGTCGTTCTTTCTCCCTGCTTTTATGATCGGGCAGAATCCTAAATTAAAAATTATTCAAGCAACTCACACAGCGGAGCTTGCAGTAAACTTTGGTCGTAAAGCAAAACATTTAATTGACTCAGAAGAGTATCAACAAATTTTTAATACAAGACTCCAAGAAGATAGTAAAGCTGCGGGACGTTGGAATACATCCGATGGTGGTGAATACTTTGCTGTCGGTGTCCAAGGTGCGGTAACCGGTAGAGGTGCTGATCTACTCATCATCGATGATCCACATTCAGAGCAAGATGTAAACTCACCTTCCGCATTTGATAATGCATGGGAGTGGTATACTTCAGGACCTAGACAACGTCTTCAACCAGGAGGTCGTATTGTTGTCGTCATGACAAGATGGTCTACAAAAGATTTAACACAAAGATTATTAAATGCTCAAAAAAATGAGAACGCGGATCAGTGGGAAGTTGTACAATTTCCTGCAATCATGCCATCAGGTAAACCAGTCTGGCCTGAATATTGGAAGCTCGAGGACCTCGAATCTGTTAAGGCATCCGCAGGTGTTGCAAAGTGGAACGCGCAATACATGCAGAACCCAACTTCAGAAGAAGGAGCTCTCATTAAAAGGGAGTGGTGGAAAAATTGGGAGTCTAAACATATGCCCCACATCGAGCATACAATTCAAAGTTATGATACAGCTTACCTTAAAAAAGAAACTGCAGATTACTCTGCTATTACTACTTGGGGAGTTTTTCGCCCAAACGAAGACTCACCTCGTCAATTAATATTATTAGATTCTTATAAGGAACGTTTAGAGTTTCCAGAACTTCGTCGTGTTGCCTTAGAGCAATATAAATATTGGAATCCTGAAACAGTCATCATTGAAGCAAAGGCATCAGGACTACCTTTGATGTATGAACTTAGACAGATGGGAATTCCTGCAATGAATTTTACACCGAGTAAAGGTCAAGATAAAGTTGCAAGAGTAAATGCAGTGTCTCCACTTTTTGAAGCCGGACAAATTTGGGCGCCTCTCGATCAAGAGTTTGCACAAGAGCTCGTTGAAGAATGTGCAGCGTTTCCTTATGGTGATCATGACGATTTAGTTGACAGTACAACACAGGCTCTGTTAAGATACAGACAAGGCGGATTTATAGATCACCCTGAAGATTATCAAGAAGAAGAGCAACCTAAAAGAAAAAAGAAATTTTACTGGTAATGACTTTTGCATTTAAACACCCTAGTAAGTATAAAAACCCAACTCTTACTAAAAACATGCCCTATGTAAAAAGGGATCAAATACCTCCCCTTAGTGGCCCTGATCCTCAAGGCTTGATTAATGAATCAAAAGCATATAAACAAGATAAATTGGAGAATATAAATGGCAGACATAGACAAAGCATTAACCGAAATAAGAAAAAAGGTTGAGATAGCAGGACCCGAAGAGCAAGTCGAGGTTCAAGAAGAAATTACCGAATCAGTACCTAATGCTGGTGAAACAGAAATTACTCCCACTGAAGATGGCGGTGTAGAAATTAATTTTGAACCTGGAGCATTTAACCAAGCACAAAGTGAAAACCACTTTGACAATTTAGCCGAGTTATTACCAGAGGAAATATTAGGTCCTCTAGGTTCAGAATTAAATCAAAACTACATGG